TCCATATCATAAAATCAATCTTGTGTCAACCGTTAAAAAATATATTTTTATTTCACCCAGACGGTTGACAATTTTGGGTAATTATGGGATAATGGGATATACAGGTGGAGAAAGTCATGAACCTTGTCCAAAAAGCCAGCGCAGGTCGTATTGCGGATACTCAGACTTTTGTTCTGACTACCGAGACGGCTGACCGTGTCGGTGATATTGTCATGCTGAAGGGTCTCGACACCAGCAACTTCAAAAACAACCCTGTTGCACTTGTTCATCATCGTATGGGTGACTTCCCGGTTGGTATTTGGAAAAACCTGCGCATTCACGGTGATGCGCTTCTCGCCGACCTTACCCTCGCTGCCAAGGGCACCAGTCAAATGGCTGACCTTGCTCGGTCGTTGATTGAACAGGGTATTCTGCGCGCTGTCTCGGTGACCTTCAAACCAAATGAAGCTGAGCCGTTGAAACCGCGTGGTATGCGCTTCACCAAAAGCGAACTGCTCGAAGCAAGTCTTGTGTCCGTGCCCATGAACCCGCGTGCTGTGATGGTCGCGAAAAGCCTGGGTATGTCCGATGAGCAGATTTCACAATTCTTTGATGCGCCGTCCAGTGCCATCAACGATACTGCCATGTCTGGCAACCCGCAAGAAACCCTTCAACGCGCAAAAGCAGCCATTATTGGTGCCAAGCGCACAATCAAATATGGAGTATCGAAATGAACCTCGCCGAACGTATCAAGGCAGCTCAAACTGCCCTGGTTGAAAAGAAAGACGAACTCGTCATCGCAACCAAAGCCCTGGAAGCCAACCCCGATGACGACAGCCTGTTGGCTCAAGTCACCGAACTTACCGGCCAAGTTGAAAAGGCGACTACCAGTATTGACGCCCTACTCAAGGCAGAAGCTGCACTGGCATCACGCGCCCAAGCCCAGGCGGAAGCCCCGGCTGTTATTTCACATCGCCAGAAGTCGCAAGACGAAGACGGTGTTATTTGGAAAATGGCTGCTGCCAAGGTGCTGGCTCATGCAACCAAAACCCCACTGAACCAAGTTGTCGAAAAGCACTACTCCGGCAATAAGGCCCTCCCAGCTGTGATGGACTACATCACCAAGTCGCAAATCGACCCTGCCATGACTTCGGTCGCAGGTTGGGCAGCTGAACTGGTCCAGTCTGATGTTCAAGGGTTCCTTGACACCTTGAAGACCACCTCGGTCGCTGCTGCTCTCGCCGCCCGTTCCCAGCAATTGAACTTCAACGGTTATAACAGCATCACCGTTCCGCGTCGCAATGCTAACGCTGCTGGTTCCGGCCGTACCTCGTGGGTTGGTGAAGCCGGTGCAATTCCGTTGGTTGGTTTCAACTTCGGTTCGGCTGTCATCAACCGCTTCAAGTTGGCTGCCATTTCCACCTTCAGTGCTGAGATTGCCGAGCGTTCCACTCCGCAAATCGAAAGCATTCTGCGCTCGGCTCTGACCGAAGACTACAGCGAAGTCCTTGACAATGCCTTCCTCTCGGCTTCTGCTGCTGTTGCCGGTGTGCGTCCTGCTGGCCTGTTGAACAACGTAACTGTCGGCACCGGTGCCACCGGTGGCGGACAAGACGCTGTTTCCGGCGACTTGAAAGCAATGATGAGCAAACTGTTGGCAACTCGTGGCGGCGTCCGTCCGGTCCTGGTTATCAACGACATCGACCGTTTGAGCCTGTCGTTCATGACTTCCCCGCTCGGTGATGCTGTGTACGCCGCTGAACTGGCTACCGGCCGCTTGGCCGGTGTCGAAGTGGTGTCCAGCGCCAATGTCCCGAAAGGCACCGCAATCCTGATTGATGCGGCAGCCCTTGTCACCGCCTTTGACGGCCCAATGTTTGACGTCTCTGACGTTGCCACTGTGGTTGAGTCGAACGCTGACGGCACTGCCCCGACCATGGCCGGTGCAGGCCCGGGCAATGGCGGCGCTATCGGTACCGCAGGTCAAGTGCCGGTGGACGGTGGTATCTCGGTTGGTGGCTCAACCGGTGCTTCCACTACCGGTTATCAAGCCCGCTCGCTGTGGCAGACTTACTCCATCGGTCTCCGCATGATTTGCCCGACGAGCTTTACGATGTTGCGTCCGGGTAGCGTACAAGCTGTCAACACCATTACCTGGTAAGTTGGAACTGAAAGCCCCATCTTCGGGTGGGGCTTTCTCTACTGGAGAACCAAAAGATGTCAAAAATAGCCTTAATGCCTTCTCCGTTCGGGCCCAGAATTAAAGTCATGTCAGATGCGGACTTTGCAAACCTTGTGGCTGGAGCCGACTTCACCAATACCACAACCAATCTGAAGTACACCAACATATCGTCTAAGAAGTACAACGGTTGTTTTGTCCACGTACTTTCTGTGACTATTTCAACGCCTCCGCCTTCGCCTCCGCCTCCGCCGCCATCTGTTAAGGCGCCGTAACGTGGCTCTTCGTGATGTAGGTACACGACTAAAGTCCTTTTTGGGCTTTAACCAAGGCAACCCTTCTGAGTTGTCTTGGCGTGGCCCGTTTTCTATGTTCGGTGAGTTTGGAAACAGTTATGGTGTTGACCACCTTAGTGATGGGTGGCAACGCCATTTGTCACCTGCAGGTCGTGAACGTAACTTAATTGTTGCAGCCATCAGAAATGCATACGCTTACAGTCTTGCTTCGTCTGGGCTCGAGCATATTCGTGTTGAAGACGACGGTGGCATAACTGTACTGCAAGACTCAAGTGTATCTCGCTGTTTGCGATACCCTAACGAATACCAGACTCAGATGGACTTTGTTTCACTCATTGTGTCTAGTCTTATCTACCACGGGAATGCCTACTCCTATGCAAAGCGAAATGGTCGCTTTGAAATTACAGAGTTGCACCCATTACCACCACATAAACACCGAGCTGTTGCGGCAGAAGACGGGAATTTGTTTTATGACGCTTCTGCTGAATGGGAGTACATGACTCGGCAAAACATAGACGCACTCGTTCCGTCACGGGATGTGCTACATGTTAAGCTGGCAACACACCGTTCCTTACTCTGGGGTGAAACACCCATTGCAGACAGTGCGTATGCAATCGGTCTAAACAATGCAATCAGTCATGGAACGCTTGCCTTCCACTCTAACATGAACCGCCCATCTGGTGTGTTGTCAACTGACCTGACGCTAACACCTACACAAATGCAAGACCTACGCGGCGCGTTTGACGAGCAAGCCCGAGGTTTCCGTCAAGGCAAAGTGCCGATTCTTGGTGGTGGTATGAAGTGGCAGCCTATGGGTATTACAGCTTCTGACAGTCAAGTGCTAGAGACTTACAACATGACTGTGCTAGACCTCTGCCGACTTTTCCGCGTGCCACCACAACTGCTGGGCATCGACCATATTGGCAACGGGTCCTCGACTGAAGCACTTATCAACCAGTGGCGCGCCACCGGTCTTCTGTTTTACGCAGAAATTATTGAACGTTCACTGGAACGTTTGTTTGACCTTCCGCGAAACGAAGAGATTCGGTTTGACTTAAACAACCTTGCCCGTGCCGATTTTGCAGCCCAAATTGAAGCGTTGTCGAAAGGCGTGCAGAACGCAATTTATAGCCCGAATGAAGCACGACGTAAAGTGGGTCTACCCGCTGTACCTTTTGGTGAATCACCACGCATCCAAGCACAAAATGTTAGGCTCGAAGATGCCAAACCAGCGCCCTCGTACGCATCAGCCCCGTCTGCTGGTAAGGAAACCTCGCCCAGTGCACGTGAACAAGATAAACTAGACAAACTAGACGATAACGATGACCCAGCACTGGACGACGACACTGCAAAAGCAGTTGCAATCGCCATGATTGAAAAGGCCATGAAATGAATCAGAAAGCTATCTTTGAAGCCATTGGCGTAATTCTTAAACGCGAGTTCAGCGCTGTCGACCAGCGCGTCTCAAATCTCGAAGTTGAACTCACTGCTGTACAAAAGACACAAGGACCAAAAGGTGAAGACGGGAAAGACGGCGTCTCAGTTGTTAGCTTTGCAGCTCACTACAATGACCTCGTTGTCAAGTTATCAGACGGCCAAGAACTGGTACTCAAAGACTTCCGACCTAGCAATGGCAAAGATGGCCGTGATGGTGCCGACGCTGTACAAGTTGACGCAGCAGAAGTCGTGGCAAAGATGCTTGTCAGTGAAGACTTTACCGCGCTTATGTCCCGTGCGAAAGGTGCTGATGGCAGTGATGGTTCTGACGGCGTGGGTATTGAATCACTGGTGGAAGGCGCTGACGGCCAGAGTATTGAAGTCACGCTTAGTAATGGCGTTACGAAATTGTTTGCACTACCCCAAGCAAAAGATGGCAAGGACGGCAAGGACGGCTCTGACGGCTCTGACGCCGACCCAGAGTTAATCGCAAAAGCACTCGCTAACGATTCAGAGTTTGTCCAGCGCGTTACGCCAGAAGTCGTTATTGACCACAAAGCCCTTGCAGACGAAATCATCACTATCCCCGCCTTCTTTGAGCTAACCAAAGGTGAGCAAGGCGAACAAGGCCGCACTGGTGAGCGTGGACTCGATGGACTCGGCATCGAAACCAAAGCCTACATCTCACAACAAGTGTACCGTGAAGGCTCATACGTAACTTATGGCTTGGGGAAAGTAGCTAAAGCAATACGTGATACTGCCTCTGCTCCAGGTTCTGCCGACTGGGAACGCATTGGCACGCTTGGCTTTGAGTTCAAGGGTGTGCGTGACGAAAGCGCACAGTACGAAGAAGGCGACATTTACGTAGATGGTGGCTCAGCTTTCCTGTTCACTAAGGGCCGTGGCAAACTTCTCGCTGGCCGTGGACGTGATGGCAAGGACGGCAAAGACGGGCAAGATGGTGCACCCGCACCAAAAGTTATCCATGTTGAAGCGACTGAAAAGACGCTCACATTTGTGTACGATGACGGCTCAACTGTTGACGCGGACGCTTCTGTTATTGTCTCGGCTTTGATTCCTATTGCAGAAGCAAAAGCTCTTGGGGTTATCGAGCAGTATGAAGACGACCGTTTAAAGTCAGTAGACGGAACCCCAATTCTTGACTTCCGTGGCCCATACCAAATTGGCAAAAGCTACAAAGTTGGTGACGTAGTTAGTGACGGCAAGAATGCGTGGCTGTGCTTCAAAGCGGATAAAAACAGCCAGTCGATGGGTGTGGAAAACTACACTAAACTTGCGGGTGGTGGCGGTGGCGGTGGCGGTGGCAAGGGTGCATCCGGTTGGCCCAACCCTGTACTGACTGACTTGAATATGTTTGGCCGTAGTATACATGACCTTGCTAACCCCAATGCGCCTAACGACGCAGCAACTAAGGGCTATGTCGATGCCAACAAAGGCGCCAACACCCGACAGGTAGTTGACACGGTTGTTTTTCTGGCTATTGCTGGAGCCACAGACGGTGCCCGACTTGATTCTTTGTTCACGCCTAACCCGCCCAAGAACGGCGACCTCGTTGTCATCAGTTATAACAAGGCGGCTGCTGACAATAGCAAGGCGGGCATCTGGCGCAACTCCGGCGGCGCTTGGTCCAGAGTTGTGGACATGTCAGATGGAATACCGTCTAACCTTGACGACCTTTTAGACGTTGTGGCGACTGCGCCGAAAGATGGCGAGATTATTGTTTACAACGGCACCACCAAGAAGTGGGAGAGCGGTGCCAACACCGCCTCTGCCACCATTAAGCACTTCGGCGCCAACGCTGTGTCTGCTGCCGCGACTACCGGCCAAACTGCCGAGCAGGTCTTGCTTGCCAAGTACACCCAGCTCAACGGCGGTATTGCGGCTATCAAAGGTGTGTTCGCGGTTATCGAGAACGGCGCAGGTGGTGATGCCAAGTTCAACGGCGTCTATTACTTTGACGGCACCGCATGGACCAAGTTCGCTAAAGAGCTTTCAACCTCTGGCGGCGTGGCATTGCTGAAGGCGCTTGTCGCTGATGCTGACCCAAATCTGATTACCACCCCGTTCCCAGCAGGCACTACTCAGTACACCCTTGAGCTGAACGCTAAAGAGATTAAGACTGTTGATAACTCAGGAAACTGGGATACCATTTATTCTGAGACCAACATCCGCAACCTGATTGCCCAGTCGCGCTCATTCCGAGGCACGGTGGTCGAACAGGGATTGGTCACCGTTGGCACCACCCAG